TATTTTCTTCACAAGTACAATCATAGACTGTATGACCTGCATTTTTAAGCGCAGAGATTACACGGTTCTTGACTTTTCTATCTTCTACGGATTCCTGTAATAATCCAACTGCTCCGCTTACACCTTTTCCTTGTGGGCAATGCCCTGCATGTATGTTATATGTTCCCATAATAATACCTCCTGTTAAAAAATAAGGGCGATTACTCGCCCTCTACCTCTGGGATGCCTGCTACGCTAGTTAAGATACTTACAATGCCTGCAATAACAGAAGCAGACAATACCATCTTCCAATCTACCGCGCTGAGCACCGCCCCTGTTCCGATCACTGCAACTGCTGTCTGCGCCATTGTTTTTACTGCTCTAATTCCTGCGGCTTTGAGCCACTTTTTGGTATCTACAGATACCTTTAATACGCTGTTTTTAAACATGCTATCCCTCCTCTTAGAGTCCTATCTGTGCGACCAAAAGCCCGAACACTGCTCCGATCGCTAATGTTAATAAGTACCACTTCACCTTGCGCCATGTGTCCCCGTCCCTGTTTTCCAGTTCTTCCAACCGGCTCTCCTGTCGGTTCTGGGACTTAACCAACTGCTCCACACTCTGTGCTAAGCTGTGCACACTGGTGGTCAGTTCTCCAATCTGGCGCACGGTTTCTTCCAAGTCCGTAAGACGGTGGTTGATGCGCTTATGCTCATCTTCCATTCGCTTTGCAAACTCTAGGTGCTCTGCTCTATCAATTGGTGTATCCATGTTGTCCCTCCTACATTAAGCTATTCACGATCTCGGAAACCACGCTCTTAAGGTTAAACAGCTTAGGCACCTGATCCAATGTAAATGTTCCAGTAAGCACTAAACTCACCCATGTCTTAACCAGTACACTGTCTTTCGTAAATGTCATATTACTTCGCCTCCGTTTCTAAAATATCAAATACAATTTCCTGCAAGTTGCTAATGTTTGGGACGCTCTCTTTTGGGTACGTCCCATTTCTTACCAGTTCTACCCACGTTTCCACAATCACACTGCCTTCATTAAACACCTGCTCCACCTCCCTGCGTCGATGCAATAACCATTGTAAGTTCTGCGATTGCCATCTGCATATCTGTATTGGTCTGCTCTATGGTCTGTTCAGCGCTTGCAAGACGCTCCTCCACAGACTCTCCGACTTTGTTTACCACGATTCCGTAAAGCTTTCCGGTGTACTCTTCCGTGCGGTAGAATTCTGTGTAGTTTTCATACTCTCCCAGCACCTGCCCTCGTTCTGTCACGGTCATTTTCGCAGTCTTGACCGGATCCGTAAACAGCTCTCTAAGAGCCTCGGGAGTCGTGTTAGCAACCAGCACCTGCAAACCACCGCCAAGCTCTGTAGCTTTTTGGATGGCAAGCGTAGTGCCATCGTTAAATCTTAGCTGCATATAATCTCCTTTCTGTGCGATGTCGCACAATAAAATAAGAGCCTGTATCAGCTCTTGGTTGACGAGTTACGTATAATTTTTAGTTACTAAATGGCAAAATAATAGCCGAAGAGTTTTCACTCGGCAGTTATAGTATACCGCCTGGCGGAAATACGAATGTTAATGCTGAATATAAACCAAAAGAAGGTTATAAAGTAATTGGTTTTACAATAAACTATCCATCTCGATATACTGGCGGATTAAAATATACAAATGGTTCATTTAATGGAAGTTTATATAATATCTCTAACGGTAGCGGAAGTTATGCGATAACAGCTCTTATTATACTAATGCGAGCATAGATTATTTCCATTTCCCTATTGCCAGCCAATCAACAGTATGAGTCTCAACTTTGTTTCCTTGCAGATTTCGTGAGTAAATATATGTTTTATTATTTGAAATTTTCTGACAAGTAATAATTTCGAACGGGTATGTAGAATTAACATATACACCTGTTGTAAAAAAAGCATAACTTGTATCTATAAAAGGGTGTGCAAAAGTAGCTGTTCCATATCCATCTGTATATGATACAGATGCAATACCGAATTGAATCATGACTCCATTTGCATATTTTACATATGTTGTTCTTCCTGTAGTATTAAAATCAATTACTCTATAAGGGTCTATTTTGCTATTTAGCGACTCAAGCTCTTTTTTGATGTCCGCCATATTGTACAGCACTTTAAACATCGGTTCTAAAGCCACAATATTAAGTCCTTCCAGTTTCACTCTGTATAATGCCATATTATGCATCGTGGCACCTGTCCGGATGTCTCCTGTCGGAATCTCCGGATCTGTAGCAACGCCGGAAGATGGTGTTCCTTTAATAACATCAAATGACGTATTTTCGATTTCTGCCATTTCATCTTTTTCATACTTCCGGACAATAATATCATTACGATACATGCCCTGCTCTCCATTGGCTATCGTAACATCTGCATAGGCATTAGCAGCCATTACGTCACGACGTCCCTGGATCACAAATGTCGCATCAAAAACACGGACACTATTGTTGGTTAAAATTTGTGCTTCAGCTTTCTTCCCTTCGTCCAGCACATAATCATCAGGACCATATAACCCTTGGTTCGCAATTCCCGTTTGAACTTCTGTTATATGCGGTCCGTCTACATATCCGTCCATAAGCGTAGTCGCAATAAATTGTTTCGCCATATTTATGTCTCTCCTTTCAGTTTGTATTCAATACTTACTCTTCCTTTTCCTGTTATGGATACGATTTTTCTAACCACCGGTGCTTTCATGTAAATACCAGTGATTCTTTCACGTCCACCAACAAGATCTCCAAGTTCAAGATCCATATCCGATACAGATATTTTTAACTGCTTATAATTAATAAGGTCAATAAATTTTTCTCTCGCTTCTTCCTCCAGCTCCTGCACAGTATCAACACTGGTATTCTCATAATACTGTTCAATCAAATCTATACCGGTATAATACTGTGTTTTTCGGATACTCCCATCTGGCCAAGCATACAAATCTACTCTCTGCCGCGAAGTTCCTTCACCCTGCCCATAGCAGATCAAATGATTTACACCATTCTGATAATCCAGGATATTAAGTTTCACGTTCCCATCCTTACTAATTTCTATCTGCTCAGAATGATCCACAATAGGCTTTGCTGAGAGCTCGACATAACCTTTATCATTTGCATCACCAAGTTTATATTTAATTTCCAACCTTGCGTTTTGAGCTTCCAACGCTGATATAAAAGCATCCAACAACATGGACTGCAGCGGTGCCTGATAATTTAGATCAATACCGCTATTTTCGGATGATGCCTCGAATATTTCGGTCAGTCCAAGTTGGGTTAGGTATTCTTTCAATACGGTATTCGCTTCACCACGAAGCACTACATGGCTATTACTTTTAGGGTTTAGTGCCCTTTGGTTCAATATACCTCTCCACGTTGGTCCTCTCAGTTTAATAACTTTATCTTCTGTCACGGGGTTCAATGCTCTAATCAACCCTCCGTACTCTGTTTCTTCTGCAAACACACGACAATTTTTCCGATGGCGGTCGTCCTTAAATAGATTCTCCTGTATCTTTATCTCGAAGTCATTGTCTTCTGTGCCAACGATAAATTCAGCCCCGCAATGCTCTAAAGGACCTTTTTCTTGCCCATAGATATCTGTTACCGTAAAGTCCATCTAGGAGTTCCCCTTTCATTAAACAAGATAATATCAAAGCCAAAAGAACCGCTCCAAGATACAGTACTCCGTCCAGGAGGTATCTTCTCCCAGATCTCGCTTTCCTTGTTCCTGCTATTATAGATATCTTCTTGTGTTCCATCAGCCTTGACCTTTATTATTTTTCTGTCCTTTGCGTATCTCGTACTCGAATCAATTACTGCATATTCTCCCTCATATAGCGTGGTTTTCAATTCATATATATGCCCTGCCACACGGATAAGAGGATTGATGCACGGACCGTATATAATCATTTTAAAACCACTTGCAGTATAGTTATTATTTTGAATATACTGAAGGTTTCTAACCTTTGCGTATTCGTACGGAAAATCATACGGAAACTCAAGCCACGGAGACGTAACCTCTGACTGCTCCGCCTTTAAATATTCAAACTTTTCTTCCGTGATCCAATAGGGATAATCACTCTTAACCGTCAACTCATTACTTATGCTGCATAGATCGTTCAACCACCTGTCTTTGCCTGTTCCGACAATCCAGCACTTCATATAGCTGTTTCCAACATAGAGTTTTCCGGGAGTCATATTCACAATATCCTTTTCCGTAATATCTTCCAGTCGATCTACTGCTTCCTGAAAAGCTTTTTCAGATACCGCTGATATATCAATCTGTAAAGAGTAATCTGTGATCTTTTTCTCCCAGTCCTGAATACGATCATTCTCCTCTACTTCTTCGAATTCACTATTAAAAATATCTCCGCCATTGACCATATAAGGCCAATGGCATAATTCAATTCTTTCCCCGTGCGTAGCACCTACATAGCTAATATCATACATAATCAATCAAATCCTTTATCAATCTCGCAAAGATACGATCGTCACACTTAAAACCAACGCCTGACCGCACCAATGAATCAACAATACACGTTCCCAACTTTTTATAATCTATCTGCTGTCCACTTCCTCCGGAAACCGTTACGTTGATACCGTCCGAGTTACGATCTAACATAGATACCATGCCCTCAAGGCCACCATAAGACCTAAGTAGGTTCGCTTCTTCCTTTGTGAGTACCCATTCACCTTCATCGAGGTACGCAGGGAACATGTCATTTGGAACATAGTCTAATCCGACTTTTAACCGGCTCATTTTAGGTAGGCTATAAGAGTTGCCGCCAACGCCAGGGACCCAATCTGGAATTGTTATGGAACCAATACTGGAAGCCAGGCCGTTCCAAGCGTCTACAATCGCATTAAGTGGAGCCTTGAAGATATTAGCCAGACCGCTAACCGCCGTCCGGAAAATCTCTTTGACATTTTCCCACGCGGCCTTCCAGTTTCCTGTAAAGACGTTTCGCACAAAGTCAATTAAGTTTCTAAAAACAGTAGTTACACTGGTAATCGTTGTAGAAGCTCTAGTCAAAAAGCTGTTAAATATAGCTTCTATAACAGGCATCAACACTCCTGAAAGAGCATTAACAAGCGGCAACACAGCTGTATTCACAAAGTCCATAAATGCGCTTATCAGTGGTTGTATTCCAGAAGCTACCAAGTTGATTATTGGTGTCAACAAATCTGTTATAATTTGTATGAGTGGACCCAAACAGTCCGTTACAACAGGCAATACCGATTCTGCTAAAGTAGAGAGCAACGGTATCAGCGCTTCGCCTAATGGCACCAACAACAGTTCCGCATTTCTTTTCAACTCTTCGAACTGGGAACCAAGATCATCGTACTTTACATCCTTAATCTGGTTCATTGCATCAGATGTATTGTACGCACCTTCTTCGATATCCGCCAATGCAGAAACCGCTTCAGGTCCAAGATCTTCCCACATGGTCCCCATTAAGTCCACGCCTGCAGTGTTCTGCTCAATAGGATCTTCCATAGAGGCTAAGGCTTCCAGCGTCTCATCAAATGCTTCTTTTGCTGTTTCACCGCCGGCAGCAAATTTCTCCGCCATCTCATCCGCATCCAAGCCTAATAGTTCAAAGCCTTCTCGAGTAGTGTCTGAACCATCCACAACACGGATAGACATTTCCTTAACAGCATCACCGACTTTGTCCAAGTTAAAAGCTCCGGACTCAGCGCCTTTTTCAAAGATAGAAAACATATCTTCAGCATCAAGTCCCATCTTTCCAAACTGGACAGAATATTCGGAAATACTGTCGAGAAGTTCTCCGGAATAATCTAAACCGTTTTGAGCTCCAGTGGCAATCAAGTTCATTGCCTCCTCGCCAGATGTGCCAAAGTTGTCCATCATGGCTTTCGCAGCTCTGGTAGACTCCGGGATGTCATAACCAAACGTGTCACGAAGAGCAAATGCAGACTCCGTTACATTTTGTAGATCCGCATCGTCCATATCGCCCAGCTGTTGGACAACAGTTCCCATTGCCTGTCCAATATCCTCAAAGTTCTCTCCATAGTTTCCTGCATAGATGTTTTCCATTACCTCTTGGTAACGTTCGGACTCCTCGGTTCCCTTTCCAGTCATTGCGATAAAGCTATTCATGGCACTGTTCACATTATTCGCAGCGCCAACTGCTAATGCACCAACGCCAACAACCGCAGCTCCCGCACCAACTGCTGCTAAAGAAGCACCAGATAAACCTGCTGTCAATTCGCCCATTTGTCCCACAAGGGGAACTGCACTACTCGCTGCATCCGTAAAGGACGATTTCAACAGATTCCCTATGTTTCCTGCAGCTGTGGCTCCGTCTCCACCTCCGAGAGCGTCACTGAGTTTTTTTTCGAGATCATCCGCACTGTCTTCTAAATCATCAAGACCTTGCTTTGCATCAGATACATCTGCCTTTACATCCACATCTATACTCTCGTCTTTGCTTACAGCTTTTATCTTCGACTCAGCCTTGGATGTATTGGCATCTACATCAATCTCCTGATCTTTAACATCAATACTAGACATTGCCTTTTCCGCATCCTGTCCAGCTTCTTTCCATGCATCAGCCACTTTATCAGCAGCCTTATCTGCATTTTTCACAACCTTGTCAGACTCTGCTTTGATGTCTTTTGTCTTCTGCTCTTCAACTTTTACCGTATCATCTGCAGATTTTTCCGCAGCACGTTTCACTTTTTTATTTGCTTGCTCAAGATCCGCTTCCACTTTGCTATCATCAGCACGTATCTCATACGTTACATCGCCTTTATTAGCCATATCATCACTCACCTGCCTCTGTATTTATCGCCGGCACAGTGGCACAACATGGCGTCATATCTTTATTTCAAATTCTTTTCTGCATGTTTTATTTTTGCATTTAAAAAAAAGCCCTTCACATCGTGCACCCTCAACAAAAAAAATGTTTTGCTCATGGCCACAATAAGGACACTTTACTTTCTTTACCTTTTTACCGTCTGCAATCAATGTTTTGCCATCCCTTCCAACGTAGAGAACAGTAGATCAAGCCCAGTCTGTCCACCTCCACCTTTAATCGGTAACGCATAATAGGACTTAAGCTCTTGTATTTCTTGAATCTGTTCCATGTTCTTCCCGTTATATTTCGGGATATCCATATCTCGGATCCGCATTACCTGTTTAATTTTGGTATCTGAACCAAGACCATTAAACAGCCACAAGAACTTTTTCCACGGAAGTTTTCCTTGCTGGTCTATCAGATCAATACCATACTCCTGCATAAAAGAGGCATAGATATAATCGCCATCCTCTTCAAAATCAAGAATCGGACATGGGCTCTTCCTTTTCACATCCGGTCTTTTTTTCACTTTTATAAACTTCTTGGTTATCTCATTGAGGAGTTCTACTTTTCGTTCCAGAGAAAACAACCTTAAATTCCAATGGTTTACCACGAGCATTTCAAGAGAAGCACATATCTTTTCATAATCCGTAAGATTGTCCTCTGTATAAAGCTTTTGAATCTCTAGAACAACATCAAACGAAGCATTGATTTTAAGTTTACCTTTCTCCGTTTGTAAAATATTGTTCGGAAGTTCTGTAATCACATTCATTTTTTCATCATCCTTTTGATAGAACGCCTCTGTTTTCGATTATACTTGCTCAAGATATCTCGTTTATTATCCTGTGTTATTTTCCTTAAATCTGGAAGAACAACCGTCGTAATGAACGGGATAACTTCCGCAGACATTGCTGCATAATCGTTTCTGTAGAATTCCAAAATGGTTTTCGTGTCCTCAGTCCCGAACACAGCCTCGATCAAATCAACCACAGCTATACCAAGTTTCTGATATGCATTCAATAACTCTTCGTGGTTCAAGCTGGCATCCGGAAGTTTCATCTTATTTACTTCCTTATCAGCTTTAAGTAGATCTATATACTTCTTATTCATTTTTTCAATACAACTTCCCGGATCCAATGCAACTAAGATCTTATGTTCTACAATACCTTCCTCGTTAACAAGCTCAAACTCTTGTGTATACTTTGATTTTCTATGTGCTTGATATGCCATTCTTTATGCTCCTTTCAAAATAGAATAAGAGTGACAATCGTCACCCCTATTCTGTCGTACCGATAGCTGGTCTTCCGTTTCCGTGAATTGTAACAGTCAACGCATTAACCGCTCCGGAATCCCCGTATGCCGGTGTAATGTTTGCAATTGTAATCGGCCAGATAATGATTTTCTTACCTTTCTGCAACTTCAGATGGTTCTTTCTAGCATTTCCAAGTTCATACATTACCTTATCACTCAACAGATAATCACAAGCTTTGTCTCCTGGCTTTACATCACCTGTCAGAGTAAGCGTCATCTGAGCCCCTGTAACCTCTGTGCTCCCCCATCCTTTATCTGCATAATAGGTAGCCTGATACAGAACCTCATTCAAACTCTGCGCCATATTCTTCGTAAGTGCTGCTAAAGATGCCCATGTAGCTGTTGGAGCTGATGGCTCTGCCACATTAATAAAAGCTTCTGTCTCGTAGTTCATTTCCGGTGTGATCGTATTATCCGGAAGCTCTGGCTCTGCAAACATCTGCAAATTAATTCTTTCCATTCTGCTCTTCTTCCTTTCTTTAATAAAAAACTTTACAGTTTACAATGCAGGAAAAATGATAAACACCATCTTCGTCCCTGCCTATTTTATTCGGTTCTTTTGCAACACTAGAATCCAACCACTTAAAGCTTTTTGCTTCCGGATATTTTTTTAAGCGCTGCAAATAGTTGCTTATAATACACAATTGTTCTAGTCCTTCCTTCTGATTCTTGTTTCGACACAAAAATAAAACCGGAAGAACCTTTTCTGTGCTCTTGTCATAATACATACCCTCTCCAAAACCTTCTCCAAGCTCTGCATATATGCCTCCATTTTTTGGTAGCTCTTTCAGCGAGATTGTGGTTCCGATATCACAGTTTTTCTCGACTGTGGATACTAACAGATCTAATAACTCGGTTTGTGGTGTCATTTATTTAGCCTCCTTTTCAATGCTGCCTGGTATACCTTCTTCCACTCTTCCCCGTGTACTTCCTTTGCGTATTTTGCCCATTCTTCACGGGCAAGGGCAGACGTAAAGGATAGCTTCTCAGGTCCATAGGTACGAGTAGTCGGGTTCCCATACATCACATCTCCATGCCATAAGTACTGCGCATAAGGCGTAGACCAACGCATCTTAAACTTAAAGTCCTGTGCCTTCTGGTCACTGTTTGTTAAGCCACTGTTTTCTAATGTGTGCTGGTCTTTCGGTACATACTGACTCACATCCTGCAGCGCTTGGTTCCCCATCACCGTCAATGCATCATTCATGGAGGCTTTGATGAGCGCTTCCGCCTTTCGTTTGTCAAATGTCACACGAGTGCTAATCTTAGGCATGCCTTACCAACCCCAACTCCCAATGATGCAGTTTCCTAGCATCGTATAGTGGCTCGCATACTTGCACCTTATACATCTCTTCATTTACCAGGATAATATCATCCACCGCAAACGCCATACCTTTCGGACGGCTGTTCCGGCAATCGAAGAAAAGTGTAGCCGCCAACTGTACCTCGGCATTATTTTTGTCGCGAATGATCTTCTCTGTAGGTTCGATACGGATATTGTCCATCTTCTGTCTGTTAATAAGAGTCTCTGTTCCCCATCGGTCTGAATCTGCCGATACAGCATGCACTGCCTCGTGGATCAATAGTTTTTTCGGAATCGACCTCATATCGCTCCACCTCCTCTATATAGCAATCCGGTAGGCGAAAGGAGACGTATTGCTCTCGGTGCATACATGGACTGCTCTGTGCTTCCGTTCGCGCCAGATGACTTAGTGTAATTAAACCTTCCAAGCCCTGCGCTCTGCAAATCTGCACCGTTATCCATATCAGAGCCACCATTAGCATCTAGATATTCAATCTGTGCACACACAGCCATCTTCACCCTTTCCTGCACAGCTTCCGGCATTGCAAGGACAGTGGTCGGTGTGATTCTGTACATGGTCATTTCCTCAATAAGTTCTTCTGCCCTCATACAAAGAGATGGGAAGTCGGCATCATCAACCGGCTCCCCTTTAAATGTTCCAACATAATATCCTCTATCTACATAAGGCATTTAACCGCCTCCTCACTGTTAGTCGTGCTTTTTGAGCGTTACAGTTGTAGGTCTGGAAACCATCATACCGTATACTCTACGCCCCTGCACAGCAGATGCACCGATGTGCTTACCGTCTTTTAGGTCATTCACAGTAACCGGGACCATCCACTCATCAACAAAGTGGCAGAAGATTCTATTACCGATAATGTACTCGACTTTTGTGGTATCCGCAATATTGTTCGTCTCGTAAACATCAAGACCTGCAATACGTCCAACACGTCCGTTCTGAACCACATTATCACCGAGATCAGATGCCTTAATGAATTCAGGGCATTTCAGTAACAGAGCGTATGTCTCGTTTGTAACTGCAAGCCACATCTCTTCCGGTTTGAGTCCTTTCTTCTTCAACGCTGCAACTTCGTCCACAACAGAATCATAGACAGTATCTTTTGTAAGAGCAGTTGTGTTTGCAGCAGCTGTGCCTTTTGTAGTAAGTAACGTAATCAGATCAGTGTCGAAAGATACACCCATTGCATACCCTGCGGAGTCCAATCTATCAGCTACAAGGTTATCCGGAACAGACGCAGCATCAAAGCCGTCAATAAGCTCGTTGACATATTTGTCTTTGTCGATATTCATTGTCTGGTAAGTAGTCGTTCCATCAGACAAAGAACCACCCGCAGACTTATCATAATCTCCCACTTTCACCTCGGTATCTCTGACTGGTACCTTTACAGCTCCTGCAGTAGGCGTCCCTTCATAGCGTGTATTAAACAGGCTGGAAAAGATGGTTGTTTTTCTTAACTTCGCAAGCACAAGATCAGAATATCTCTCCTGTGCTGCATGAGCAAATAACTGTAGATCCATTTTTAATTTGTACTTCATAAAATTTTTGTAATGCATACTTATAGTCTCCTTTACTTCTTCAGGTCTGGGTTGAGCTCGTAGAACTTCTTTTCAACACCGGACATTTTCTTTGGTGTTTTTCCGTTCTGTCTCTGCCCCCATGATTTTCCTTTGGTTTCGTCCTCATCTTCGTATGGATCCGTAGCATCCTTCTTGAACTGAGGATATTTTTTTACTACTTTTTCGATAGCATCTTCAAGGTCAAGATCTTCGTCCGCTTCCATGTAAGCTCTGGCCAAAGCTGTTACATCATCAACAGAGTCCTTTGACACACCAGCTTCATAACATGCAACCTTCGCCTCTAACTTAGAAGCTTTTCTGATTGCTTCAGCTTTTTCTGTGTCTTCTTCCTTGCTGTTTTCTCCGGATTCTTCATGTCCGTCAGGCTTCTTCGTAGACTTTTTCTGCTGCTCTCTCTGCCACTTGCGTTTTTCTCTAGCAAGGCGTTTCTTTACAGTCTCGTCCACATCTTTTTGAGTAAATTTCTTTTCCTCTTCCCCGTCTTCGTCCGACTCATCGTCGTCCTGGTCGTCACCGTCGCCGGAATCTTCTCCGTCAGTTCCACCTTCATCTTCTCCAGCAAATAACTGTAGATCAAGTGTCTGGTATTTTTTCTTCATGTTCATGTACTTCATTTTTAGTACCTTCCTTTCCTTAAGCCGTTTAACGCCCGTTCGGCGACCGTATTACTGTATTTGTACGTATTCCTCTCCATAAGCATCTTGAATGTCACTTACAGCAATAAAAAAAGAATCAATCAGCAGTTTCCCCTGTTCTGAAAGATTCTCATATTCCATCCTAATATGCCCGCTCTTTACTTCTGCAGATATCTCATCATCTGTCAAAACACTGAGCGAGTGCACCAACCCTTGTGCTAATGCCGACACCGCAGCGCACACAATATCTTTCCCTCTCTCCGCATATCCAGCATGTCCTTTTACAGTCAAGCTGTTCTGCGTGATATGTACCTCAATCAAATAGCACCACTCCTTTACTATCCCGGTCATTCCCCACCGGTGGGAGATAACTGGATCACCGCCTTCCTACTTTTCAAAAAGTTCCGGATTGTCCTTCTGCAACATGTAGAATGCATTGCCAAGTTTCTCAACCTGTTTTTCTTTCAACCCAATACCATACATCTCATCCAATGCATGAATCAATTCATGAAGAAGCGTCGATTTTTTCTGCTCTTCTGATGCATCTACGTTTAATAGAATCTTCTCCGGAAGATAATGAATCTGTCCGTATAAATCTCCACCGTTATCGTGCAGGTTTGCGGTTTCTTCCACCGTATACTCCTTATACAGTACTTTTATTTTTCCAAGTATCTTCATACACTTTCCCCTCCTTTCTTAAAATGGGTATAAAAATACCACAGACCTTTTCGACCTGTGGCTTTTAATCTTCTACAATTTCAAATTTCTCCGGTGGATAAAGATAATCTTCACCAGAATCATCTTTGATGCGATACCATCCCCTCTCTACAGAAATAACATCATATACTTTATCCCTTGTCAACACAAGAAATTCTGTTTCCCCTTTCCATCTAATCTTCATCTTCCCACCTCTTTACCTTGAACTTAACCTTCCCGACTGTTTCTTCTTGGAACCAATGTACTTCTGCTGGTCGCTCCTCTCCATAATAATCTATAACTCCATGCCCTTTGCAATGCTGCCACTTCGATGGTGAGCCACCAATCTGCTCGCTGAGCCCTTCCGCAACACCCGGATGCAAAGAATGTTTCGTGCCTTTCCCCGCAAATACTTGAGAATTTTGTATTCTCGTTCCTCCAGCAAAATGGAATATTTCTCCAGTCTCAGGATCAACGATATCATAGTTTTTTCCCTTTGCGCTAAGAGTTTTTACAATGTATGTATCCTTTATACTAATTGTATCAGTTTGCATTGCTTTTGTATAGACTTTATTTGCAGCAACAGCTCTTGCGCTCACGCCTTTATCAAACCCAACTACCTGCTCCCGGTCTCTCCTACGATGCAAATTCTTATGCCCATCCACATAGCTTTTCAACTGTGACTCTTTTGATTTTAATCTCACAGATGCTTCCTCAAATGCATCCGGATCCCCAAGCTCATCAAACAGCATACACTCCCGTTTCTGCTTTCGTACATCACGTTCCAACGCTCTTTGTACTTGTGTCTGCTTATATAGACGATTGTTCGCATCCATATCTTCTGTTGGAAAGTATCTTTGAATATTCACCCCAGGAATAAAAGGATACTTATGATGCCCACAGTTGATTCCAAGGATTCCATCCGGTTCTCCGTAGCTGGAAGAGTTCCACGGGTAATACCGTATCTTCCTTCCGTTTAGATCTTCCGTTGTTCCGCTTGTGTTATCCAAAGAAAATATTTTCCCCTGGTCTTTTGCGCATTTTGGACGTGCACCGGAATGACTGTCTATCTGAATCAGGTTCACTCCCATGTCTTCACATCTTGCAGTCTGTACTTCATTCGCCACACTTCCGGCAGTCGTACGCATTGCCATATTAACATAAGCTTCCGGCGTCCAGTTCCTACCACGCTTATCAACGAAACCTGTAATACCATTGTCATTAAACTGCCTGATTGTCTTTCGTAATGCCTGTTGCCTAGACTCTGCACCTGTGATAACAGCACCAGTATTATTATTCATAATCTTCAGCGCTTCTTCTGCAGTGTTCTGAACAAGTGTTTTAAAAGCCTCTTGTGCTTTATGCAGCATCGTAGTGTTCGTAAGATTCAAAGAGTCCTTTGCCTGTTTCCGAAGCTTATGCATGACTCTCTTTACACTTTTACTTTTCTCAGCATCAACAACAACACCTATCATTCTTTGCCTGGCCATATATTGAAAGCCGGGATCTGTATTTTTAATAGCGTCTTCTGCCATATCGTTCAACATTCGCTCAGCTGCTGTCTGGCTAAGTCCGGACATCTGCGCAATTATCTTGATATTTTCTTTATTAAGCTTTCCAATCTCTGCAAGTTTCTGCATCAACCATCTATCTGTCTCAATCGGTTGCTCCCAATCTCTGAGGTGCCTTGCGATATTCTGCATGAGTCGCGCTTCCAGATCTATGTAGATGCTATCTATCGTCTCCGCTTCCTGCTGGTTCTTCAGAAGATTCATCCTTTACATCACCTTCCTCTTGATCCGGCTCATCAACTTCCTCTTCCTCGGCCTTTTCATCTCCCATATCTGTCCAGTCCACGTCTTGCCCGGTGATTTGATTATCTCCTGCAATCCGTTCAAGCTCTTTCATTGCTTCCTCTTCGGTGCACTTGTTAATCTCCATAATTGCCGTAAGTTTAGACCGAAGACCACCTTGCACAAGCTTTATGTTCTTGTCGATTGTAGTGTTTGTATCTTCGATGATGGAATCATCAAAGTCAATAGACACTTCCACTTCTCCTCCTGCATCTAGGAATGCGATAGCTTCAACCATGCCTATCAATGCAGCATTAACTATAATCGCATTCTTCTGCCGGTTCTGGTACAGGTCTGACTTATCCGAAATAACCTCAGTAGCTGTCTTAACTCCGGAAGAATCGAACTGATATCTACCGGTTCCCAAGCCCGTCTTAAGTGCCAATACATCCAAACTTCTTTGCACTGCAAGCTCATGTTCATTTGCTCTGATCGACATATCTACTTCTGTAAGCTTCAAGTTGCTATCTCTATCTCCTGGCATTTGGTAATACACTGTATCACTTGCATCGAATGCGGGAGCAGCCACACCGTCCTTCTCCATCTGCTTTTTTGCAAAGGATATCGGGACCAATATTCTTTTTCTACCTAGCACAAACTCATTCATGTATGAGTCATAGACAAGATCGCATCCTTTCAGCTGATCGATCGCGTTTGCAAATACAGATACGCCCAGTGGACTATCCAAATCTATATTGTTGCAGATGTTTGGAGTTATTATCTGAAACAAAGGCTTATCATATCCTGTAGGAACCAACGGAATCACACCTTCCGGCGGGTCAAGTTCCTTATTCTCTTTCCGGTCAATATACCTATTTTCGATATAGTAATGTTCTGAATCCTCCTCATCATCAACTTTCCCAAGTCTGTGAATCTGTAAATAAAGAACTTCTTTCCCGTCAATCACCCGAACAGAGCCAAAGGCGCATTCTGTAATGTCTCCATTGTCCCAAGATAACGGGTAGATCATATCTGCACGGATATAGTCAATCATCACTTCTTCTCCGTCCAAATACTCTACGATAGCCCCTGTTCCGAGTGCAAATGCCATCTCTATTAGCTGGTTAGCGCGCACAAGGAAATTGTTGTTATCGAGCACTTCCTGTAAACGTTTTTCGTAGTTTCCTGCTTTTATCGCTACCTTTTCATTTAATAGCAGATTCGCCCAATCTTCACATACTTTCTTGGCCATTCCGAGCTTATACCGTTCTTCTTCTTTAGTGACGACACCATTGAATACTTTGTACTTGTGGAACTTTTCCACATCATTTTGATACCATTCTAACCACTCAAGGATATGGCTATAGGTCTCGTCCGTAGCTGTATTATATTTATTTTCAACCAACCACTCTCTTATCTCATCCATCAATCTCTCTCCTATGCTGCAATGTACAAGATGTCGTCCTGCACACTTTCAGTGCTATACTCCGTGCTGTCTAAGCTGTCAACGTTCATAAGCCCATCATCCAGCCGGATATCCATGTTCTTCTTTTTATCGTCATAACAAGCGTTCTCAAAAGCTTCTATTATGTGCTTGCAATGTTTCATTACCTTCCACCTGTTCTGTGCAATCAGGCTGTTGTAAAATGCGATTCGGTCATTGATAGAACCCTTGATTGCGTTCTTAATCTCAATACCGACACGTGCCTGTACACACGCCATTTCCAATCCGGCAATAAGTGTCTGCTCAGCGCTATCACAGTAAGCTTCGTATACTTTATACTTGCTTTGAGCGCGCCTTACAAAATCTATAAAATCATCCTGAAGCTGTTTCGGATTAATCCGCTCCTTGCAATAATACTCATCTAGTACGGCCACCTGCTTATATCCCCTTGTAAATCCTGTGAGGGTAAAAGAATGAGCCGACTTCGTTCCACCAAAATCGACTCCGATTGTCGCATATATAATCTCGTTCTCTTCCAGCCATTTCGGATCCACAAGATATTGTTTTACATTATCCGCAAATTGCTGATAAATCAGTCCGTCTGCTGCAACCCACAATCCCAGAATAAAGCGCTTGTAGAATACACTTCCTGGACTCCACGCTCTGCGATATGCTTCCTTTCGATCAACGGATAATGTTAGGTTATCATCCATCACAAAGTGCAACCTGTAAACACGCTTCTCTGTTGCCTTATCTATGAATTCCTCTTTGATGTAAGCATGAGGTCCTTCTGGGTTACAGTTCATCCAGACCTTCCAACCATCAACAGAACATCGACCAATAGCCTGGTCGATGAAGCTTCTTGGAAAAAGAGCTGCTTCATCAAGGTATGCTCCGGCAGCCGTCAAGCCCTGCAATGCATCCTGTGCAGCTTCTGTATTGGCTCCATATAAGTAATACACATTACTGCCGATCTCTATCCTTGCATCAGTTCCAGAACGGATATAGGTGTAAGACCAGCCCCATGCTTCCAGTATCTGCAGCATAGGCCTGACCACATTCTTCTTTAATGCGCCCATCGTCTTTCCTGCAAGGATAAATGATTCTCCCTCGAACATCTCTTGCGACCATGTGAGAAAGCCAATGATACAGGCTATCGTTTTCCCTGATCGAATGGATCCATCTGCAATCACAAAATCGTTCTCAGAAGATACAAGCCCAGGCCTCCACCAATGAATAAGTCTTTGCTGTTGCTTTGAAAATGGTTTAAACTTAAACTTATTCGGTCTTCTCTTCGCCTTCATTCTCGCCATCTCCTACATTGTCAAACAGTTCTTCCAAATCTTCCTGCGTAGGTCGCATCGCTTTCAAGAAGTTCTGTATGTTCTCATCATTGCTATCATCGTTTCCAACTTCAAGATCACGGGCTCTCTTCGCACGTTCTGTTCGGATCCGTTGCTCTTCATCGTCTCTTTCCGTCTGATTGCTTTGTCCTGCATACTTAGCAATAGCTTCATACGCTTTCACATTCCCAGCAAGCCCCTCTTTGATCATTGCCATATTTAAAGCCGATTCCAAAGTACACTCAATACCAAGTGCCTCTAGAACCGGCTTATATTCTTCGTTGTCTATTTCTGCGGTAAGCAGCATGTTCAGCGTCTTCCGGAAATCTGCTTTCCGGCGTCTTGCTTCTCCACTTGCCTTACCGCCCATAACAGCAATCTCTCGCTGTTCCTTCGCTGTTCGTTTATCAAAACCATAATCTTTTATGTTTTCATAATTCGCCACACCACCACCTTCAATTCTGGTTAATATATTAAATACAGTCCTGCCAGCTCCATTATGACCGCCCATTGCGACCACGGAGTAAGGATGAAATGTAGATCCGCTGGAGCTGTGCACGCTGTACGCTAATTTTTTGCATTAGAAAAGCACCCCGGAGGGTGCTTTAAACTTGTCTTCTATAAATTACAGTATATGTAATATTATATAAAAAGAGATTTTAGATTTTCAG